TAGCTTTTTGTTGCGATCATCCGCGGAAAAAGTTCCGTTTTCGTTCCCTTTTGGGGTTCTTTTCGGTTCCTTGTGGGTTTTACGCGTAAAAGTTAAATTTAGATTGATATAAAAGATTTTAAAGAAAAGGACGGGCGTTTTATATGACTATCGAGGTTGCGTTGTTAATTTCTATTGTATCCGTTGCGGCGGCGATCCTGTTTGGTATGACTTCTTTGCGTAGAAACCAACGGACGGACGACAAAGCGGAACAGGACAGCATGACCCGTGTAATTGTTAAGTTGGAAAATATAAGCGCCGACACCAGCGAAATAAAAAACGATATTAAGAGCGTAAAAGCGGAAGTTCGCCACAATAGCGAACAGATTATCCGCGTTGATGAAAGTTTAAAAAGCGCATGGAAGAAAATCAACGAAATGGATTTAAGAAGCAAGAGAGGGGGCTGAGATCATGAAAAACAAATATAAGAAATGGCTTAAAGCTGCACTTATCCGCGCGGCTAGAACGTTTGGAGAAGCAGCACTCGCCTACATAGGCACGGGCGCACTTGTTTTGAACGATGTAAACTGGATCGGCGTTCTTTCGTCGGGCGCTTTCGGATTTATAACAGCTATGCTGCTTGCATTGACAGGCTTGCCGGAAGTGGACGAAGAGTAACGCGGAAAGCGGGGCGTTTATGGCAAAGAAAACAACAGAGGAAAGCCGCATTGCTGATTTTTGCAAGTGGTTGCACAAGATCGTTAAATATCACGGCTTGTATTTGTGGGGCGGACAGGGCGAAAAAGTCGAGAACAAAGGGCGCATTGATTTAAACATGATTGCGTTAAAAGAACAGACCGAAAGCACCGCGCAAGCCGTAGCAAACAAAATTATAGATATGTATTTGGCTGGCTTTTCGCTGGCTAAAGCCCGCTTTTTCGATTGTAGCGGGTTAGGGGTTTACTACTTTATGCAAAAGGGCTATTTAACCAGCGACACGACCGCGGACGGGCTTTACAAGCTTTGTAAAGAGCATCCCGTGTTCGCTGACTTAAAACCCGGCGATATGGTTTTTAAATCAAAGACCAGCGCGGGCAAGTTCGGTCACGTTGGATATTGTAGTGGATACCTTGCAAACGGGGAACCCGAGATAACAGAAGCGCGTGGGCGTGCTTATGGCGTAGTATCAAGACCTTTTAATGTCGGAGAATGGACGGCAACAGGGCGTCCCGAGTGGTGGAAAAAGTAATGGATATAAAAGCTTTTGACATAAAGGAAAAAGACCCGCAAGCAAAACAATTTAAGCATATCAACGAAAATCATATTATCACCGACGCCGGAAACCTTTTTAAATTTTCGCACAGCCTTAAAGACTGGATGATACAAAAACCGCATAGGCATACGGGCGGTTATTTAATAGGGCGCGTTGATCGAAAAGACCGTTATTTGCACCGACTTGTGGCGGCGGCATTTATTAAAAACCCGGAGAACAAGCCCGAAGTAAACCACAAAGACGGAAACAAAAAGAACAATAATGTTTCTAATCTTGAATGGGTTACGAGTTCAGAAAACAAAAAACACGCTTACAATACCGGGCTACGCGATGCCGAGGAATTAAAGCGGTTTGCACAAATGCCAAAGCTTAAACGCCGAAAGCTGACAATAGAACAAGCGCGAGAAATTAAAAACAGCGCTAAAAGCGAAAGCGGGCTTGCTAAAGACTTCAATTTATCTAAAACAACAATACACCGAATAAAAACGGGAGAAATTTACAAAGAAGCATGAGCAAAAACGCAGTTTTACAGCTTGAATATTTACCCGTTGACGCGCTTAAACCTTACGGGAACAACACAAGGGCGCACGCCGAAACGGATATAAACGCAATATGTGAAAGTATCGCGCAATTTGGTTTTTCCGACCCCATAGGCATTTGGGGCGATGATAATTTGATCGTTGAGGGACACGGAAGACTAGAAGCGGCAAAACGGCTGGGGCTGGATGCCGTTCCCGTTATCCGTTTAGACCATTTGAGCGACGAAGAGCGCCGGGCGTATGGAATAGCCCATAACAAGACCGCCGAGCTTTCAAAGTGGGATTTTGAAAAGTTAGAGCTTGAAATGACAAGCCTAAAAAAGATAAATTTCACGGCGTTAGGCTTTGCGGAAGTAGGGGGGGCGCAGAATAACGAGTGGTTCGACCGTGAAGAAAAAGACGGCAACGCACACGAAGAGGGCAACGACGAATACAACGCTTTTGTGGATAAATTCGAGCAGCCCAAAACTACCGACGATTGTTACACGCCGCAGAATGTTTATGAAGTAGTTGCGGACTATGTGGCGAAAGAATACGGCAAAAACAAAGCCGATTTTGTCCGCCCGTTTTATCCGGGCGGGGACTATCAGAACGAGAAATATAAAAAGGGATGCACGGTTGTTGACAATCCGCCTTTTTCTATTCTTTCGGAAATCCTTAAATTTTATAACGCAAAACACATTGATTATTTTTTGTTTTGCCCCGGTTTGCTTTTGGGTTCAGCTTGCAGAAACGGCGCGACGATTATTTGCACCGACGCGCAGATTATGTATGAAAATAAAGCGATCATTAAAACAAACTTTGTAACCAACATGGATCCCGATTTGATAGCAAAGGCAGTTCCCGAGCTTTTCGCAAAGATAAAAGAAGTTGACGCGAAAAACCGCGAAGAAATCACCCGTACAAACCCCGTTTATAAGTACCCGGCAAATTTACAGACAGCCGCAAGCCTTAATTATATGGCACATTACGGCGTAGCGTTTGAGATCGGAAAGAAATCTGCCGTTGTTGTGGATGATTTGGACGCTATGAAAGAGCATAAAAAGACCATTTTTGGGGACGGGCTGTTAATATCGGATAAAGTTGCGGCGCAAGCCGCAGAAGCCGCACAAAGGGCAGCAGAAGCCGCAGCAATAGCAAATAGCGAAGAGGGCGGCACAAAGACCCCGATTGTTTGGGAATTATCAGACCGCGAAAAGGAAATAATAAAAGGGCTGAAATAAAAAAAGGAGTGGTAAGTATCGCGACGAAACGAAAACCCGCCGACCAGCTAAAAAAGCGGGGGCGCAAAAATGTTTACGACGAAAAAATAAAACCGTATTTACCACAGATACACGAATGGGCGCAAGAGAAGACCGAAGCGCAAATAGCTAAAATACTGGATATTTCAAAGCAGACGTTTTGCAAATACAAAGCGGAACACCCCGAATTATTAGACGCCCTTAAAAAATCAAAGTCGGAGCTTGTTAAAACCCTTTACAGCACACTTATTCGAAAAGCCGAGGGGTTCCAATATACCGAGACAAAAACAATAAAAGAACGCGACCCGGAAACGGGGCAGCTTGTAACCGTGCGCGAAGAAAATTATACACGGACAGCATTGCCGGACGTTGCGGCGCTTCACTTGCTTTTGAAGAATAACGACAGGGAAAATTGGGCGGACAATCCGCAAATGTTAGAGCTTAAAAAGCAAGAGCTTGAAATACAAAAACAAAAGGCAGAGGAAAACAACTGGTAAATGTTTAATTTAGATACATTTTATCAATCGAAAGAGTGGCTTGCGTTCCGTAAGCAAGTTATAGAGGACAGAACAGCGCCGGACGGGTTTATATATGACGAAGTAACAAAACGCCCTATAGTCCGCGCGTATGACTTAATTCTGCATCACATTGTAGAGCTTACGGAAGACAACGTAAACAATTTAAACGTAAGCTTAAACCCCGAAAATATCCTCGTTGTTTCCCATGCGACACACAACCGCATACATGACAATTTTGCCACGATCAAACGCCAGCAAGTCTATCTTGTCTATGGCGCACCCTTATCCGGCAAGACAACATGGGTGCATGAGAACAAAAACCCCGGCGATTTAGTAATTGATATTGACAGCATTTGGGAATGTATAAGCGGCGGCAACCGCTACAACAAACCCAACAGCTTGAAAGAAAATGCTTTCGCCGTTAGAAACTGTTTGCTTGATTGCGTAAAGTATCGCCGCGGAAAATGGCGCAATGCTTATATAATCGGCGGTTATGCTTTATCAAGTGAGCGCGAGAGAATACGGGCAGAGCTGGCAGCGCGTGAGGTTTACATCGACACGCCGAAAGACGTTTGCATGGAGCGGCTAGAGCTTGACGAAGTGCGGCGCGGGATCCCGGAGTACAAATATTATATTGACGAATGGTTCCGCTTGCATGAGATCGGGAACGGGAGCGAGTGAGACACCCCCCGGGGTAAAGGTTTAGAAAAGCGCCGCGGAAG